CAAAATTACGTAACATATCCTTCCTAAGATTATCAGGGGCATATGTAGTAATCAAAAATAGGTCTTTCATATATTATAAATTACTTATTTCAAATTCATTTTGGTTTTCTGTAAAGCGGTTTCCTAATTGATCTTTAAATGCCCCTTTACATTGACCAATATAATGAGTAGGGTAACATGAACCAAATTTAGAATACAATTGAGAATAAAGTGAGGCATCTAGGTTTCTAGTTTGAGGAAATGGAAACCAAATATCACCTTTTAAATTACATTTAATTCTCCACGCTACTTGAGATGAATCTACTTTACAATATGGGTTAATAGGGGTCGTATAATGATTTAAATTATAAGTAGTCCCGGAATGTTTGTATGTGGTAGATTCTTTACTTTGTGTATAATCTTCTTTAGAAGGGTCGTAAAATAAAACTTTGCTATAACAATGATTTACCTTTGGGTTTAAGTTAAAATAGGCATCAAGATATTCCAAGTAACCTGGGGTAAGTGCATCATCATCGCATAGCATGATAACTATGTTACTTGATGAGTCTTTTATAGCTTGGTTAGCATATTTACCAAAAATGCTTCCCCCTTGTTTAATTTTTTGTTCAACATTTTGATTTGTATTAAAAAATGTTGTTTTTTGAAGTAAATCTCTATCTAATATAGATTCAGCTATGGGTCTACCAGGATTAGAGCTACCATCATCGATAAAAGCTATTTCAATATTATCATACGTACTTTTATTTAAACTCTTTAGAGCATTAACCACCATTTTAGGGCGATTATAGTAAAATAAAAGAATTAAAATTTTATTTGAGTCCATTATAATAAAACATTTGGGTATAATATCTATCTCTAACTTTTTTACTATTTCCTGTGGGGATGAAACCCAAATCTTGGTATAGATTTTTTGCAAAATTATCTTCAAAAACCCATAATGTGGCAAATTTCCTATATCTTAGATACTCTTTATAAGCTCTTCTAGCATATCCTTTTCTTCTATAATTGGGGTGGATATCTACTCCTACCTCACCATTTGGAGTTGACCTTATATAACCTACTTTAGTATTATAGTGTGAAATAATATACCATTCTGGGTTTGAGGTAGAAAACCATTCTTGGCATTCTTTTAAAGTAAAAATAGAATCATTTTCTAAAAACTTTCTAGTACTTTCATCATTTCTTATTTCTAATAAAAAAGGTAAATCTTCTTCAATTAAAGGAGTTATAGTTATATCACTTAATATAGGAGTAATTAAAATTTTTCCTTTTTTATTTCCATAGAATATTATATCTTCTATCCTTAATTCATAAAATGGTTGGAGGTATTCCCCATCCATACTTGATAGAAGGTAATCTGAGGAGATAATGTAATTTAAAAAGTGTACTTGGTTCCATACTCCCCCTTGGTAGTCTCTTTTTGAAGGGTTCAATAAAAAAACTGATGGGTGTTTTTCTAATACATCTTTTACTGCTGAATAATTAAGTAACCCATTACTTATAGAAGCATGGTGTTTAATAACTCCATGATCGGCAGCATTTGCTGATTCATTAGAACTTACTAATTGTGCAACATATCCTACATTTTCTTCTTCTTGGATCCTTTCTATAAAAGGTTGAATTGAATCAGGTGATGCAGGGATGTAATCGTCTTCTATTAAAAAAGCATAATCTGAAGTGGTAGAGTTATTGATATTTTCTATAATGGCTTCTTCCCAAGCCCCATAAGAAAAATTAATATTATCTCTAAATATAACATTAATATTTAAGGGGAAAGTTTTAATATAAGTTTCTACCTCTTCAGATAGATGGGAAGTTGAACCATCTGTATTAAATACAAAATAAATATTATTTAACCCCTCTGGTTTAGTTTGGAGAAATTTTATATGTTGGTTAACTAAAAAAAGTTTATTTTCCTTACCTAAAATATTATAAAATGTAGATCGTCTATGGCCTAGATAAAACGCTACTATATAATCAAATTTTTTCATGTCAACAATTTTATTTTTTAATTGTAATAAAACTTTGATGGGTTAACCCCAAAGGAATAGTATGATCTAGGTTAAATACGTAAGGATGGACTTCAAAATTTAAGTTGTGTTTTTTACAATATTCTGAGATCCACTCGGTGGTTAGGGTAACAATCCACCAATAATCACCTATGTCCCTATGGTATTGAGTAATTGACTCACCTAAAAAAGCAGTAAAACATAGTTGAAAACCATTATCATAGTATGGAAGTGTTTTATCTAAAACATCAGTAATTGAATTTAGACCCAAATGTGTAAACACAGAACCTAATATCATACAATCTGCTATTGGAAGCATGTCATCTAATTTTTTAATATCTAAAAGATGAACATTACCCTCTTCCTTTTCATCAAAACCCCTACTATCTGAAAAATGGTCTTCTATTATATCAAACCCATAATAAGTAGAATTTGGGAAATGATTTAATAACGTGTGTTGTAATGTACCATTACTCCCGCACCCATAATCTAATACACAACAACTATCACTTAAACTATCATAGACTGAATATAATAATTTAGACTCCCATTCGTGTCTTAATAAAGGTGATTTTGGGGGTGCCGAATTATGGATTCCGTGAGGTTTAACTTGTGATATAAATTTTTCTAAGGTTATTTTCATGGTTAAGTTGTAAAGGTCTTTTTACTTAAAGTGGTAATTTCTTCTAAAGTAGGACTCCAATTACCTAATTCTAGTTTTTTTAAATTATTAAATAAATAATTTGGATCTTTAGAAAATTGGGGATATTCCATTGTTATAAAGGGGATATTATTATTTTCTAAAGTCTGCACATTTAAATTCCATTGTAATGAAAGAGAAGTAGGGGTGTGATTACTCCAGTCTTGCCTACCAATATTTTTTGCAGAAGTAAATATATCATCTAAGTTATCACGAGTTAATAAAATTACTTGGATACCACCATAGGGTTTTAACACTTCTTGCCAATAGGTATAACTATTAGTATAAAAAAATAAGGGGGATTTGACTAAATCAAATTTATAGAATAGATTTTTAATTTCGTGATAAGCATGGTCTTTTACAAATTCCATTAAATTAGAAGTGTAAATAAGACTATTTATCAAAATTGAACTTCTAGATTCTAAACCTGCTTTCATGTTAGGATCAATACCCGCTGCGTCCACTCTATATAGATTACTATTAATAAAAAGTTGAGTTAATGCACTTGTTCCACACCTACCTGGCCCTGTTATAATAGTAAACTTCATTACCAGCCTTTCTTAATACATTTAACAATATATTCTCTTTCTTCGGGTGTTAACCACCAACCTACTGGAATAGAAACTATTTTTCCTATTGTAGCATCTAATGAAGGTAATTCTGCTTGGAATTCTCTTACACAAGTATGTTTATCATTACGTTCATGTACTTGTGATACAGCAATATTACACTCATCCATATGTTTGTAAAATTTATCTCTATCTTCTACTTTTAAAGAATAAATCCAAAAGGCAGAATCAAATCCTTTTTCACGTTTTAATAAAGTTACTTTATCAACATTTTGAAGTTCCTTATCGTAATAAGCAGCATTTTCTTTATGAGCTTCTACTAATTTATCAGCATGTTTTAAATTTTCCATACCAACTGTAGCACAAACATCATTCATGTGGAATTTATAACCCCATTCTTCAATGTCAGCCTCACAACGGAAATCTTTTCTATCACCATCTCTGTCGATCCCATACCAACGAATTAATTTACCTCTTTTATGTAATTCTTTATGAGGTGAACTTAAAACACCACCATCAATCGAAGTAATATGTTTGATAGCTTGGAGTGAGAACATAGTTAGATTACCATGATTCCCAATACGTTTACCTTTATATTCTGAACCGAATGAATGTGCCCCGTCTTCAATTACAGCTGGTCTAAACCCATGCATTTTGTATGCTTTATCTTGTATTTGTTTTACACGATCTAAATCATTAGGATACCCACCCCAGTGAACTAGCATAATTACTTTTGTTTTTGGGGTAATTTTTCGAGCTAGATCATCAAGATCCATATTAAGGGTGTCTGGATCAATATCAACCCATTTTAATTTTAAACCATTAGCAAGTACAGGCCAATTTGATGCGGTGCAAGTCATAGCTGTTGCTAACACTTCATCCCCTGGTTCTAAACCGGGCCATTGTTGATCCCAGAAAGCTACACCATCAAAATTTTGTTTATGTGTTGCTGGTTTTTTGAGTAAATGTAATGCTAAATGGAGAGCTGAGGTACCAGCATTAACAGTTTGAATGTAGTCGTGGTTGAAATATTTTTTTAGGTCATTTTCAAATTCATCTACCTTAGGTCCTTGACCTATGTAACCACTATTAAGAATTTTTGTTACTTCTGGGGCAGCTGTATCTGCCATAAATACCTTAAATAAAGGGATTTTATTTTCTGGACTGAACATATTTATTTATATTTTGTTATATAATCACTACAAACACCTAATGTATATTCATTAGGTTCTTTTTCAAATACTTCGGGCATTACTAAAATACCTCGTTTATACAAATTGGTTGACCAAATATAACCACGAGAAGTTAAGACTCCAAGGTCATTTTCATGAGAAAAATAATTTAATTTTTGCCCACTACTATCTAATTCATTTAAATAAGATAAAGCATCCATATTTTTACAATGAATCCATAATTTAGTATGGAAATTGGTTAGTAAATCAAAAGGAAAATCATATTGAGGTCCATCATGACCTAATTTAAATTTACCATCAACCCACCATACATCAATTTCTACGTCATACCCAGCTTGGAGTGCTTCGTAAATATAATCTGGGTGGTTTTCTCTTTCTGGGTTTGGGCCTTCAAGATTACCTCTGTGTGATATTAATTTCATTTTTTATTTTCTAAATAATATTTTAAATCTTCAGGAGTACCTAATCCCCACATACCATCTGTGTTAAATGTACGGATTTCTTTCTTATCTGCTATAGCCTCATTAAATACTGGACAAACATAAAATTCATTATTGATTCTTAAATCCCTATCTATCATTTGTTCAGCATATTTTACAAAATCTGAACCATTTTTCCACCAATAATAACCTACAGTAGCAATATCTGAGATTGGGTTTTTCTCAGCTACTTCTGTAACTAATCCGTTTTCATTAATTTTAGCAAATGACCATTTTGGGTGGGTTGCTGTAAATGAGACAATACCACCATCTGCGTTAGTTTCATTCATTTTATACATGAATTCGTTTGAATCCCATTCTACAAATTGATCACTATTAGCAAAGAATAATGGTGCGTCGTTATCAATAAAATCTTTGGCTAATAACGCGGTACACGCGGCTCCCTCAGTTAATCCATCGGTTTCCACGATTTGACAGCCGGGGGCGATTAATTTGAGTAAAGAATCTAGGTTGTATTTTTCTCTATGTTCTTTTCTTACTACAAATATAAAATTAGCATCCATATTTAGGTTCTCTACTACGACCTGGATCATAGGTTTACCTTTAACATCGATTAGGGGTTTTGGGAAAGTATAACCTGCTGTAGTAAATCTGCTACCTTCTCCAGCCATTGGGATTAAAACATTAAGTTTTTTATCTGTCCATTTTGGTGTTGACATAATTTGGCCTTTTTCTATTTCTATTAATTTATTAAAAATGTTATCGTAAGTAACATCCTGGGGTTTAGTAACTCTCAATACATGAGATTTAGAACGTGAGGCTGCTAATAACCCATAAGGTGAATCTTCTACTATTAATGTTTCTTCAGGTAAACAACTCATCATTGAGATTGCTTTCCAATACATTTCAGGATGGGGTTTTGAGTTTTTTACATCTTCATTTGATATAACTAAATCCATAAACTCCATAATACCCAATTTAGATAATACAGTTAATACAGTTTTACGGATTGAATTAGAACACACTGCAATTTTGTAACCACACTCAACTAGAGAATTCATTACAGATTGTAATGTTTCATCCGATTGAAGTTCTTTTAACATTTGAAGGGTATGCTTTTGTTTATTCTCCCAAATTTCTTTATGTAATTCTGTAGGTAAACCCTTACGTTCAGTAAGCATTTCTAATTTTTGATTAGTCTTTAACCCATCATAAATCGATAAGTGTTCGTTCCAGTCAATAGCATAGTCTTTACCTAACGCCTGGTTTAAGGCATCATAATGGATGTTTTTAGCTTCAACTAAAACCCCATCTAAATCAAATATAACTAATTTTATTTTTTCCATTTATTTTGTTGGACTAACTGAGCGATAATAGCATAGTTACAAATATCTTGGAAAGTATCAATAATTGTTTCGTTTTGTGGGACACGTGATGAAATAATTAAATTTTTCCAGCGATTAATTTTATCACTTATCCTATACCATAATCCTGTGAGAGCAAAATCCCTTTCATCTTCAGTAGCAAGGCTAGTGCCAGCAGTAATGTTATGCATACCGTAGTCAAGATGTTTTTGACTAAATAACTCCAACTGCTCTTCCATGACAGCCATATAGCCAGCATAAATGTGAGGATATTCTTTTTTAACGATTTCTGTAGCTGTGAGACCATATTTAACTGTGGGTTCTTCATTGATCTGGTTTTCTACTGCTGCTGGGTGGTTTTCCCATCTATTACCAAATGGGTCAGATTGTAAATATGGATTTTTTTCTCCTGTTGAAGGGTCATAGTCTGGGAGACCATTTGTAGTAGTAACATTCCATAATGTTTTGTCATCTATACTTTTTCCGGGCATAACTTAAATAACTTGTTTTTGGTCTAAATATTTTTCTATTGTTTCTAATCTCTCATCGGCATCAGCTAACATAGCAAGTGCTTCTTCAGCATTTTTATAAAAATCCTCTGTTGAGTGATCACCAATACCTGCTGGGTTTTTTTCTAGTAACTCTAAAGTGAGTAATGCTTTTGCCTTATCAGCTAATGCTGAGGAATGGAGCATGTTTCTTAATCTACTCATAACTTTGCTTTTTTAATTAACTTTTCAGTTTCGTCTTCTTCTACCCCCATTTTCCATAAAATACTTCTAACACCTATATCTTGTAATAGATCAATATATTGGTCTGCTTCTCCTAAACTACATTCTAGGTAATCAGCAATATACTCGGCTAGTTCTTGATAATTTCGTTTGTTTTGGTTTTTTACGTACTTGAGATAAACTTTTCTTTTAGGTAACATTTCGCGATAAATGGAATAAATTTGTTTCTTACTTTGTGGATTAACCTTTTGAACATAGTTTACTACATCAATGTAATCTACATTCATAGATACATATCTATGTATCATGTAAGAATTCCATTTATCCCATGAATCTTGCGAAATTTCTTCAGGAGGAGTTTTATAGAGAGTTATCTCATTCAACCACTCGAAGAGGGTTGTCACCTGCTTCATCTCTTAGCTCTTTTGGTAGTGTATCTTGTAATACTTCGCCTGTTTCTGGGTTATAGAAAACTGGGATGGGCATTAGCATATCCTCAGGAGTACCTGCTACAAATTTAGAGACTTTTCTAATGACGAACCCTTGAGCCCATACTTTTCCGTTTTTGTGTTCTACCGACTCTGTGTTTTTAAGGTCGATGTTTGGCATTTGTTGTTGATCCATGACTATTTGTTTTGTTTATAATCTAAATAAAATCCAATCGCTACTAAAATATTCATACCTACACTAGCGATTATTTCGTGTATGTCTTGATATACATTTAAACTTAAATGAACATGTCCTATCATCCAGAAAGGTATTGCCATATTTTGGCTAATCCAAATTACAAGAAATATTAAGAACTTTTTCATTTTTTAGTACAAATTGGGTGATGATAATCTTTTGTCGTTGACGCCCAATAATCTAAACCTTCTGGGATATCAGTTTCAATTCTTTGATGTTGAAAGGTAATGTCCAAATTTTGGCTAATAATATCTGAATGTTTTTCTAAAATGTAAAAATCAGGTTCTACTCTATATCTAGGTGATTGATCTGGGTTATTAAAGAAGCAGAATCTGCCTCCCTTTTTTAAAATATTATGAGCATTAGCATCAAAATCAGATTGATCATCATCCCAAGTATCAAAGTAAATACCATCAAATTTAGGTAAATGATAAATTACTTCTTGCCAAGGCTTAAAAATACACCTAACGTGTGGTTTTTGTAACCACCCATCAGCTATCATTTTTCTTTGAACATCAGGATGACCTTCGATAATCCAATGTGTTTTTGGTTTATGTTCTTCAATATACGAATCTACTATACCCATTCCAAACCCTACATTAAGGACATCTCCTTGATTATGGGATACAATAGCAGCAGCATCTCTCATGATTTCACGTTCCCATTCCATCATAATATCATCTGCATATCCATTACTATCTAAAATAACTTCATCTTGGATATCAATCTTTCTATTAAAATAGTTTTGTTGGTGATCTGGTATGTAGGATGTTTTGTACATAATTATTTTAGCTCAATTAATTTTTGTATGAGTGCCATACAGTTGATTTCTTTATCAATACGGAAGTTGGATTGGTAACTATATTCGTTGATATAAATTGCCACCATCCCTTCACGACCACTTGCATATACATGAGCGTTATCATAAAGATAACGATAAAGCTCTTCAAAATCGCTAACGTTTGCGTTAGTAATGATTTGACGTATTTCTCGCCATTTCGGTTTAGCATTACTTAGTTCTTTTAGTATTTGGGTCATATAATTAGATGACACTAATACTGATTTATCTATTTGGAGATATTTATCTGTTTCTCCTTTTACTTTATCAGTTCTAATTGATAACTGGATGGTATTAAGGCATTTACGTAGATCTGGATAGTATTGGTTTACAATAATTTTTAGATGTTCACGTTCAAATGAAACTCCTTCCTGCTCCATAATACTAGCAATGTGAGCTGCTACTTCACCTTTACTAGGAGGGATAATTTTAAGAACTTGACAACGTGATTGAAGTGGATCAATAATACGCTCAACATAATTACACGTCATAATAAAACGTGTTGTACGTGAGAATGTCTCAATTACATTTCGAAGTGAAGCTTGTGCCTGTATCGTAAGAAAATCTGCCTCATCCAAGATAACCACTTTGAGTGGTTTAAATGAAGCTGTTGAAGCAAACCCTGATACTTTGTCTCTAATAGTTTCGATACCCCTTTCATCACTTGCGTTGATATAAAGGTAATCACAATTAAGGTTATTAACAATAAGCTTAGCCAGAGTCGTTTTACCTGTACCAGCGGGGCCGTAGAAAATAAGGTTTTGGATATCATTTTGACCGAGATATTGTTCAATGGTCTTTTTGATGTGATCATTTCCAACATAACTATCTAACGTTTTAGAACGATATTTTTCAACTAATAATGTGTGATCTTTAGTCGCGGTCACCATATAGGTTATATTTTTTAACTGGAGGTGGTTTAATTTCTACCTCTTTATTACGTATAACATACAATTTACTATCTAGGGGGGCAAGTCTAAATTCAGCTGCTTCACCTGTTTTTTCAAACCAAGCCTCTAGAGTATCTGTAATGTTTTTATAGACTGTAGAATCATCAACTAGAGACCACCTGTCACCAGGTGGTACTCTAATTGCGATTAACTCATTATGTTCTTTGAGTTCAGTTTTCATTACATCATTCCTCCCATCATTGACATAGGATCAATTTGTGGTGCTGAATCATCTGAAGGACTATCTACTACTGTACATTCTGTAAGTAAAATTGTACCTGCAACTGAAGCAGCGTTTTCAAGTGCTGTACGAGTTACTTTAGCAGGATCAATAATACCTGCCTCTTTCATGTCTACTTTTTTCATAGTTTTAATATTAAAACCAGTCCAAGCATTCTTTCCAGTGTTGATTAAATTATCAGCCATAATACGACCATCAACTTCATCCCAACCAGCATTCATTAGGATTTGGGTAAAGGGTTGACTACAAGCTTGTTTAACAATCTCAGCACCAATATCATTCCCCTTAATAGAATCTTTAGCATATAATAAAGCAGTACCACCACCAGGTACAATACCTTCTTCAATAGCAGCTTTTGTAGCATTCAAAGCATCATCAACACGGTCCTTTGTTTCTTTCATTTCTGTTTCAGTGTTACCACCTACATGAACGATTGCTACTCCTCCAACGAATTTCGCCAACCTTTCTTGGAGCTTTTCAACCGCGAACGGCGATCCTGCTTGCTCGATTTGTTGTTGTAATTCTTCAATACGTGTTTCAATTCGTTCTGTTTCTCCTTTTCCATCTACAATTGTAGTTTGTTCTTTGGTTACATTAACGTTTCGGGCTTCACCAAACCAATCCCATGAGAATTCCTTTAGTTTCATACCTTTTTCTTTGCTAAACACCTGACCACCAGTTAGGGTAGCAATATCTTCTAATGCCAATTTGCGACGATCTCCAAATTCAGGAGCTTTAACAGCACAAATAGCAAGTGTTCCACGCATCTTATTTACAATTAAAGTTGCGAGTGCTTCATTATCAATGTCTTCAGCAATGATAAGAAGAGAGCGACCTGTTCCAGATACACCTTCCAATACAGGAAGAAGTTCTTTTACTTTAGTAAAACGTTCATCTGCAATCAAGATATATGGGTTATCTAATGCAGCTGTCATTGTAGTATTATTGGTTACAAAATAAGGTGATTTAAAACCACGATTAAATTGAATACCCTCTACTGTCTCTAAATATGTTTCTCCTGATTTAGATTCCTCAATGGTAACTACTCCTTCACGACCTACTTTACCCATAGCAGTAGCGATTAATTTACCTACCTCTGGGTCATTATTAGCGGAAATGGTAGCTACTTGTTCCAATTGTTCTTCTGAAGTAATTTCTTCAGCATTGTTACGTAAAGTGCTTACTACCTGCTTTACAGCTTTATCGATACTACGCTTGATTTCAACAGCATTTGCTCCATTATTTAAGTGAGACAAACCACTTTTTACCATTTCACGTGCTAACAAAGTAGAGGTGGTTGTACCATCCCCAGCAACATTAGCAGTTGTAATAGCAGCTTGTTTTACTAGTTGAACACCTAATTCTTCATTAGGATCTTCTAGTGAAATACTTTTAGCTACTGTAACTCCATCTTTAGTAGATTGAGGATAATCACCTGGTTTAGAGATAACTACATTACGGCCATTAGGTCCTAAAGTTGATACAACAGCATCTGCTAGTTTATCAATTCCGTTTACAAGTTGTTTTCTGGCTTCTGAGCCGAATTCAATTACTTTACTCATCGTTTTTATTAATTTTTGCTAAAACTTCATTTTCTTTACCAATCCAATACTCTTGACCTTCAAACTCAAACTTTGTGAATCCCATTGTAGGTAATACTACAATATCTCCTTCTGTAAGTTGGGTTGGAATGTGAGTACCCCCCATAGCTGTATAGCCAGGACCTACAGCTACTACTTCAGCTGTTTTATTGGTATCATTTCCTAAATCGGGTACTACAATGTTTCCGTACATTGTTTCCTCCATCTCTACTGGTTTTACTACAACAGCATTGTATAATGCTTCAATCATAATCTAATTAAATTTTTAAGTTCTTCTGATTTTTGTTCAAAACGTTCCACAAATTCCTTTAGTGAATCATAACTTTGAGATTTAGCACTATCACGGGCAATTGCTTCAAGACAAATTCCCAATTTACCAAAGTGGCCGATTGTGTTTTGATACTCCTTACCTGACTCAGAAAATGTAGATTTCTGGGCAATGTAACAATGATCATCTAATTGAATGTAATAAGGATTCAATGCTGGATCCTTAATGAAACGTAAATTTGATTTGCTAGGTTTAGCCATAACTATTTCTATTTGTTTATATGAATATACGAATAAAATTGCGCTAGGACACGCTTATTTTATATAACTCTTATTTTATTTTAATTGACTTTGGTTTAGATTCTTCTGAAATTGGGATGTGGAGCTTTAGAAGCCCATTCTCCATTTCGGCACCTACTTTAGATAGGTTGTATTTTGGAGAGATTTTATACCCTAGATCAAAAGATTTTTGAGATAAACCATGATAAATATAACCTGAGAAATCTGTAGTTTCTTTTGGTTTTTCGTAACTAATTTTAAGTAAATCCCCTTCAACACTAATATCAAGGTCATCTTTAATAAGCCCTGTACAAGCGACTTCGAAGTGTAAACCTTCGTCGTTGTAATAAATGTTTAATGGATGTGGTTGTTTTGAATTTAACGCTGGAGCGAATTGGTCTTCAGAATTGAAGAAGTTCCTAAATAGGATGTCGAACGGAGAACGTTCGAAGTGTTCTAATGTACTCATATCATTTGTTTTGTGAGTGCCTAAGCTACTCGATTAATTAAAAATATAACAACGTGCCCTAGCTACAATGTTATTTTGTTATACGTATGTCAAGTTTTTTTCTATTTACAAAAAACATATCACTTTGGTTGAGTTTATCATCCCAATAGTAAAAACTACCAATATCAAATAGATCAAATCCTAAATTATATAGGTAAGAAATAATCTCACTTGCTCTAGGAGCCCCCTCATTATAATCTAACATTTCCATCTCTAATTGGAGAATTGTAGCATTTTGAATTGTATCTAATCCCCCTTTGATAATATCAAGTTCAGCACCTTGAACATCCATTTTGATAAAATCAAATTGTTGACCTATAGAATCTAAGGTTTTAACTGGGAGAGTAATTCCTACGCTATTATCGTAAAATTCAGTTTGTTCTTTATACATTGAGGCTCCAGTACAATAAGGGTCTGAAGGGCTAATGTAAAATTGGGTTGTACCCTCTTCTTTACCTAAACATGAGATAATAGAATTAGGATTAACTCTACTTAATTTAGTAGTACAATTAGGATTAGCTTCTATACTTAACACCTCAGAATCTGGGTAGATAGATTTAATGGTTTTATACCAATTCCCAACATGAGCACCAATATCTAAAATTTTGGTAGGGGTAAAATTATGTTTATCACGTAATACCTCATATCTACCATAGACAAAATCATTTACTCCCCACATTAAATATCTGCTTTTCTAACTACGTAATAATAACTACTCCAACCCTCGCCTTCAAATTCGAATTTTACATACCCTTTAGTATTAACCTTCATTGTTGCTTTGATAGCATCTTTATTGTTATTGAGGATAGTTTTAAACATTGCTGAATTAAAAGGTAATTCAGTTCCATAAGGAACATCTTTTAATATTGTATTAGGTACTTGATAATCAATTTTA